GTTGCCGGCGCCGGTCACGAAGGACACAAACGCATCTTCAAAACCCTTTTCCAGGCGATCCGTCATGCGACCCGCCAGGGTCATGCTTTCGTTCAAGGCATCGACAGCCCGATCCCTTACCTCCCGCGTGACAACCTTGGGGAATCTCTTGTGCAGATCTTCGATCCTCTCCAGCTCAAGCGCATAACGCTCGGCCTCCGTTCGAGTGCCCTTGAATAGCTGCTGAGCCTCGCGCAGCCCGGAGTCCGCACTGGCCCCGCGACCAGACCGTCGTCGAGTGCCCGTCCGGACATTTTCGGGATCCGGGAAATACCGATTACTCCAGTAGGGATCCGTCTCGAACTGGCGAGGATCACCACCACGTCCGCCGGAAACGCCATTTCCCTCAAGGGCGTTTTTCGCGGACACTGCATCCCAAAGCGCCTGGCTGAACTCACGTGCAGCGTCGGCCCCGTTTTCAACAGGCGAAGCCAGATCCGCCTTGGACAATTCAAGCGCACTGATGTTCAGCTCGACAATCTTCGCCCGGAACTTTTCCCCTTCTTCGGTCGCCGATTGCTGGGTTCCGATGATCGCGTTCAGATAGCTGGAAACCTCAGACCAGGCCTGAGCTTGTTCCCGGGCACCCTGCGCAGATCCCGCTGCCGCGATCTGTGCTGCAAGCTCGCGTGCCTGATCGGTCGTGATCCCGAACATTTTCGCAATGTCGCCCACACTCTCCCGGACTTCGTTGAGACTTTTGAGTTGGGCCTCGATCTCATCAATGCGGAGGTCGGCGCTCGCAAGTTCAGTGTCCGACATCTGATAGGCGTTGTTGAGGCGCTCGCGCTCCTCCCGATAGCTGGCAATGGCTTCTTCGAGGTCTCGCACTTCCTCAGGTGTGAGCCCGAACAATCCTTCCCCGCCAATTTGCCCACCAAACTTTTGCCCCACATCCGTGAGCGCCGTGGATGCGCGAATTGCAGCAATCTGACGATTGATTTCGAAGATCTCGCTCGCCTCATCAGCAAGGTCCCCGTAGCTGCTCAGGAGATCGGTTGCAGATGTTGCGGACAATTCCTGTGCGGATTTCACAGCGCTGATACTCTCTTTCAGCGCCTTCATCTTGTCGTCCAGCGTCTCTGCCGCATCACCGATGTTCATAAGAGAGGTGGCCACCGGAATCCCGATCGCAGCCACAGTGCCCAAAAGCGGCGCAACAACACCCAGCCCCCCTCCAAGAGCGCTGAAACCGCCAAGCAGCTGAGGTAGCTGCTGTCCAAGTGCGCGCGATGCCGCCGTGCCCCCTTGAATCTGGACAGCAATATCACCCACCTGGTTTGCTGTGTTCTGAAGCACGAAGCGCCCCGCGCCGGCCGACGCGTTCAGACGGTTCAGACCGGAGGTTGCGCGGTTGGCATTTGCCGCGATCATCTTGCCGGCCTTGTCCCACGCTTGCTCAGACACCCCCGCGGAGTTGACGGCGACCTTCCGGCCACGCTCCATCTGCCGCTCAAATTTCCGGAGGCTGGCCTCCATCCGAACAAGGAGAGTATCTTCAACCGTCTTTGCCATTACCGAAGGGCCTCCGGCTCGTATCGGTTGAGAATGTCCTCAAACTCCTCTTCCGTAATGTGCGGCGCTTTGGTGTCAGACGCGGCATTGAATCCACGGACGAGGTTCACAAAGTCATCGTACCGCATGTCGCGCAGCTCAACCGGGGACATGTTGAAGACCCGACAGATCTGCGAGACCTCCGAAAACACATATCTGCCGTTGCCGTCAGCCTCAGGCTTCTCCTCCATCGGTTCGACCCCGACCATTATGGCAGATAGGATTTCTCCTGCGACAACCGCATTGGTCATGAACGGCCTGGTCTCGAACCGATCATCGATCAGACGCTTTGCATCGACCGCCCCCATACCGCCCCCGATCAGGGCAAGCCGGATCGTGTGATAGACATCCCGTGCAAAGAATCTGCCGCTGGCGACCCTGGCAAAGATCACGCCAATGCCATCACCAGCAGCCTCTTCAAGATCGAGGACATCGCCGAAGCGGAGCTGGAAGGAGCGCTCCACCCCGGCCCATTCTGTGACTAGAATCTCCATCAGCTGGCGTCCGTCCAGACCCGCCGGCCCGCGCCACTGATTGTGGCAGTAAACGAAACCTTGCCCGAGTTTTCCTTGTTGAGCTCCAGCTGCTGAAGAAACGCAGGCAAATCCCAGTGACCGCCATTGTTTGCCGCGCTTTCGTCCAGGAAGAGGCGAATGTTCTTCTCGGTTCCGCCATCAGCCCAAGCCCGCCACGTGGGCCAGGCCTCTGTGGTCACCATGCCGCTAATTGTGGCACTTGTGTCCTGACTTTCCAGGTGGCGCGTGATCGCGGCCGGAACATCGAGCGGATCATCGCAATCCAGCACCGTGTTTTCACCGAGGTTGTTGCTGAGCGTGATGCCGAAGGTACTGGCACCGCAGGTGTGGGCGAACGTCTCCGTGGGGTCGCCGCCGTCACCCAGCTGAATGACCAGCCGTGTGGTTTGTTTTCCTTGTCCCATATCAGTTTCCTTTGGTCTGCGGTTTCACTTCGACAGCCTTGCCCTCCGCGATCAGCTTTTCAGCCGTGCCTTTGGGAAGGTTGATTTCAAAGCCGCTCCGATAGCGTTGCGAAAGGCTGGAGCTGATGCGGTGATCCGCATCAGCGAGCATTTTGATTTTCATTTCAGGTCTCCTTGATTGACTTACTGACCGCACGCGAGATCGCGGACCTCGCCCGCCGACGCCGCGCCCGCCACACTGGAAAGAAGAATGGTGAAGCCGGCATGTTGACTGTGCCGAACTCGTGAAACTTGGCGTAGAAAGCATCACCGCCGCCGGCGTAGATAGTGATCCTCATCGCACCATATTCGGATCTGCCGACTTTCCCGATGACCATCGATCCTGCCGGCGCGTCGCCCCACGTCCAACCGATAGATGCCCCAAGACGAAGCGTCTCGCCCATCGGCGCGCGCGACCACATTTCTTCGACGATGTCATTGGCCTGATCTTCCATCGCCGCACGGACGTTCGTGCGGGCGTTTTTCGGAATGGCTTTCCAGCGTCGGTTGAACCGATCCAGGCCGTCAACCATTGAGACTTTCCAGATCCGCCTCGACGGTCACGACACCGTGCGTGGTGACACCATCGCTGTCCATGAACACGCGAACACCGTCGACCCGGATACGTACCAGCGCATTCACCTCCAGATCGAGACCGGCCAAATGCAAAGCCTCTCGAACCGCGTCACATATTTCCTTGCAAGGTCGCATGCGCCCTTGATCACGCGACCAAACGTCAAGCTGGACTGTCTCCGTCAGGGCCGAGACGCACTCCATATCCTCCGGAAGGCTGTCGGTCGGTCCAAAGGTGATGCAAGGGAAGGCGCGGGTCGATGGCGAGCCATCATAGACCCGATCACCGACCAGCGTCGAAACAGCATCGTCACCGATCAGCGCATCATAAATCGCCGTCTGCAGTTCTACAGATACCGAAGCCATCAGTTGGCCACTCCACTTTCGACCACCAGGTAGATCCACCCAGGTGTTGAGATTTTGTCGACTTCACGCACGCTATAGCGCCGCCCAGGAAGCGGATCCGTCTCATCGATACCGTCCGGCAGGCCGCGCTTGACGGTACGCAGGCGACAGGACTGATCTATGTCTCCGGCTGTTCCCATACTCCGGATCTTGACCTTGTAGACTGATCGCCCCTGAAGGCGGGCAGCCTCAACCGTCTCACTACCTCGCGAATAAATGAACTCGGCGCGACAGGCGCGAATTTCAGTCCACCCGATTTCGACGCCGCCCGACCCGTCAGGGTTTTCCGCCGGCACATCGAACGCAACAAACACCCGCAGTCGACCAGCTCTGGATCCTTTGCTCATGCTGTTTCCTATCAAAGCATGACGCGCCAGCGCGCCAGCAGCGCACTGATCGGAAGCGGCAAGCCAACGCCGCTGTTGGAAGGAATGATCGCCTCGCGATGCTCGTACCAGAACGAGACCAACATTTTGATCGCGGCTCGCAGCCCAGGAGGAACATCAACTGCGCCCCCGAAACCCGCGGTCATGGAAATGCGAACCGGGAAGCTCGAGCTGTGGAGCGCCGGCAAAGTGCTACCGTCAACCTGGATCATCCGGGTCTTTCGGGACGGGCGGGGAACCAGCTCATATGTCTCTGCCGCTAGGTCCTGCTCTGCACCATCCCCATCCAAATAGCTGACCTCCACCGACTGCACAGGCTCAAGCGGCAGATCGAGAGATGTGGGGAAGCTCGGCAGCTCGAGAAGCCAAACCTGCGTGATGATGGCCCGCCCCAGTATTCCGGACGGGCCATCAAGGAAGCCGGTCGCCGCCCCAATCAACCCCTCGATCAGCAGATCATCCTCCGTGTCTTCTTCCTCGACACGGCAGTGTTTTTTGGCCTCACTAAGAGAAACCGGCAACTCTGCTGCTGCAGTGGTCAATGTCAGGCGCATCGATCAGCCCTTTTTCCTGCTGGGCCGTTTGGTTGCCGGCGCCGTGGATGCAAGCGGATCCTTGGCCGCGATGTCACCGGTGTCCGAGACCGCAGTCCCGCCTGCGTCGCCGGCGACGGTATCAACATCGGACGGGGCCGGATCCTTATTGTCATTTTCCGTACCGGATGCAGACGACTCGCTGGTCGCGATGTCACCGGTCTCCGAGGTCGCAGGCGCTTCAGTGCCCCCAGGAACGATACCGGATTCGGAGTGATCCGCATCACTGGCCTGAATCTCCGCATCGGTTGATGGCGGGTCGCCGGCAACGGAATCCTCGTCCGCGCGGGCCATGTCGAGGCCAACGAAGACTGGTCCAGAAACCGGCGCAGAAGCCAGTTGCTCGGGATGGACAAGCTTGTCAGCGGTTGCGGCCCTGACAGCAACCGGTTGGTTCGGATCGACCGCGACGCCGCTGTTGATCAGGCTTGCGGCCAGGATGTCATCGAACCCGGCGGTCTCGCCAGGCTGATACATGCGGTAGGACCGCAGGAACTTCACCGCCCTCATTGCGGCAGGCGGTCCGCACCGCCA